CGTTTCTACCCCCAAGGGTATGAATCACTTCTACAGGTTATGGCATGATGCCGAACTTGGTAGGAATGAATATGTAACTACTGACGTTCACTGGTCAGAGGTTCCTGGTCGTGATGAGGCATGGAAAGAACAAACAATCAAGAACACGTCAGAAGCTCAGTTCCGAGTTGAGTTTGAATGTGAGTTCCTTGGATCGGTCGATACTCTAATCGCTCCAGCTAAACTCAAAGCGATGGTCTACGATGAACCAATAGGTAAAGGACAAAAGGGAGGAGAGATATATGATTCTCCAGAAAAAGACCATACCTATGTTATAACAGTTGACGTTGCCAGGGGTGTAGAAAAAGACTATTCTGCTTTTATTGTTTTTGACACAACTTCATTCCCATATAAAGTAGTTGCAAAATATAGGAACAATGTAATTAAACCAATGTTGTTCCCAAATGTCATCATGGAGTTTGCAAAAGCATATAACAATGCATTTATTCTCTGTGAAGTAAATGACATCGGTGATCAGGTTGCAAGTATTATCCAATATGACCTTGAGTATGAGAATCTACTCATGGCATCAATGCGTGGACGTGCTGGTCAAATTGTTGGTCAAGGATTCTCTGGAAATAAAGTACAACTGGGAGTTAAGATGTCTAAGACTGTTAAAAAAGTCGGTGCTCTTAATCTCAAAGCAATTATTGAGAGTGATAAACTACTAATAAGTGATTACGATGTTATTGCAGAACTTACGACTTTTGTAGAGAAAGCAAATTCATTTGAGGCAGAAGAAGGATGTAACGATGACTTGGCAATGTGTCTGGTTATTTTTGCTTGGCTGATTGTTCAAGACTACTTCAAAGAAATGACTGATGATGACATCAGAAAAAGAGTCTACGATGATCAGAGAGATCAAATTGAACAAGATATGGCACCATTTGGATTCTTAAGTGATGGTATTACTGAGGAGAGTAGTTTTGTAGACTCTGCTGGTGATCGATGGAACGTAGATGAGTATGGAGATCGTTCGTTTATGTGGGAGTATCTGTGATGGACTTGGATGATGAATTTAGTTTAGGTCATCTAGTTTTACAAGAAAGAAGATGTAGGTCATGCAGAAAAACAAAAGACCTTCTTACAGACTTTTATAGAACAAGAAGAGATAGAACTACGTTGTCTGCCTATTCATATGAGTGTAAAGAATGCACAAAAAAACGAGTTGCTGATGCAAGAAAAAAGGTCGTAGATAAAATGGTAACAAATATCTTTGGTAGATGGGAATATCCTGACTGGTAGTACGTTCATGCATTGTTTCCCCACTTGAGCAAGAGGAATTTCTAAATAATCACAGGGAAAATGAACTTCTTCAAGAGGAACAAACATGGCGTTAAATTTAGTATCACCAGGCGTCAAGGTAAGGGAAGTTGATCTTACTATTGGAAGAATTGATGATGTCACTGATCAGGTAGGCGCAATTGCTGGTCCTTTTGCGAAGGGTCCAGTTAACGTTCCCATCCTGGTTGAGACAGAACAGGATCTACTCGCTACCTTCGGAAAGCCTTACAGCACGGACGACCAGTATGAGTACTGGATGACAGCTTCGTCCTTCCTTTCTTACGGTGGCGTATTAAGAGTCGTAAGATCTAGCAACTCGTATCTGGCAAATGCTAACGTACCAGTTGGTGTTGCACTTACAAACTTACAAGTAAATTCTACAGAAGATTACTACAACAATCACACGACCGATGGCGATTGGTTGTATGCAGCAAGAAACCCAGGATCTTGGGCAAATGACCTAAAAGTTTGTATTGTTGACGGAAGAGCCGACCAGAGACTGGCAATCGGTACAGAGGGTATCGGCGTTGGATACGCTATTACTGCTGGATTCTCCACTTCTGTTGCACTAACAAACGGAACCGTTGGCGTTCAAACTGGATATCTAAAGGGTGTCATTACTGATGTCCATCACGGATCTGTTGATGTTAAAGTTCTTTCCAAGTATGTTGAGGGAGAGAACAAGTGGTATGAAGTTGATTATGAAGAAGGTTCCAGCACTGGAGCATTCCTAGGATACGATCAAGGACTTCTAGATCACGTTGCTGGTCTCGCATACTCTGAGAGTGCAAACCACGCAAACCTTTATAGAGTCTTTGATTCTTCTGGTTCTCAAATCAGAATGGAGAGAACGAGATTCCAGGCTGCTGTAGGTGTTGGTTCCACTGTCATTGACTTTAGTGCTGATCTAGACACTTCTAAGGTTGCTATTGGTGACCAAGTTAGATCCCTAAACGGAACTTACACAGGTCAAGTCGTTGGATTTACAACCGCTGGTGATCCAAACGATACCACTGCACTGATTATGGACACAACCGCTGGTGTTGCGTTCGCTAATACAGACTTCATTGTTATGTCTGGTATTGGTAGTGGATTGTCGCTAAGACAAGGTAACACAGTACATGACTGGTATAATCAACAGACTCTTGGACTGAGCAACAGCACAGTTTATTGGAAGTCTATTGCACCAAAACCAGCAACTTCTGAGTACGCTAAAGAGAGAAGTTCCAGATTTGACGAACTACATGTTCTTGTAGTTGATGACACTGGTAGAGTTACTGGAACTGCAGGTAATATTGTTGAGAAGTGGACTGGACTTTCCAAGGCTTCTGACGCTAAGATCTCCCCATCTACCGCTGTATACTATAAGGACTATATCGCTCAGTTCTCCGACAACATTTTCGTTGGTGCTGCACAAACTGGTATTGGTCTGAAGTATAACCTAATGGGTGCTGGATTCACAGTCGATGAAACTGGTACTTGGGGACAAGAAGCACAGGGAGTTACCTTCAATGGTGCTGGTGCTCAAATCATGAGTCTTGCAAATGGTAATGATTACGGTGGAGTTGGTCAATTCGAAGTAAGTCTCGGTGATGTCATTGATTCCTACACAGTTCTCGAAAATCCTGCTGAGTACACTGTCAATTACTTAATCAATGGTCCTTCTGGTGGTTCTTCCATCTATGAAGCACAAGCTAAGGCGAACAAATTGATCCAGATTGCAGGCACCCGTAAGGATTGCATCGCATGTATTTCTCCATACAGATCTGGAGTTGTTGGTCTAACCAACAGTGACAATCAGACTGACAACATTGTCAAGTTCTTCGATAGTCTATCTTCGAGTTCTTATGCAGTGTTTGATTCTGGTTATAAGTACATGTTCGACAGATTCAACAATACCTTCAGATACATTCCTCTGAATGGTGACATTGCTGGTCTGATGGCAAGAACATCCACCACCTCTTTCCCTTGGTTCTCCCCTGCTGGAGCACAGAGAGGTGTTATCAATAATGCAATCAAACTTGCATACAATCCATCTCAAGCACAGAGAGATATCCTTTATCCTAAGAGAATTAACCCAGTTATGTTCTCTGCTGGTGCTGGAATGATTCTCTTTGGAGATAAGACCGCTCTCAAGGAAGCATCTGCATTCGATAGAATCAATGTTCGCCGTCTGTTCCTCACCATCGAGGCAACAATCGAGAGAGCTGCAAGAGCTCAACTGTTTGAGTTCAACGACGTTCTAACCAGAACTAACTTCCTCAATATTGTTGAACCTTACCTTCGTGATGTTAAGGCTAAGAGAGGTATCACTGATTTCGTCGTAGTTTGTGACGAGAGCAACAATACACCTGACGTGGTTGATGCCAACCAGTTTAAGGCTGACATCTTCGTGAAACCTGCGAGATCGATCAATTACATTGGTCTGACCTTCGTTGCCACACGCACTGGTGTAAGTTTCGATGAAGTCATCGGTACTGCCTGATTTTGATCTATTCAATAAATAATTCACGAAGAGGAAAACACTAATGGCATCAACCAACAACAACGCCCCAAAAATTAAAGACAGGACTATTGAGGATTTCAAAGGGAGACTCATTGGTGGGGCCGCAAGGCCCAACCTGTTTGAAGTTGAACTTGCTTTTCCATCTTATGTAAGAGCAAATACGGAAACTCTCCGCAACTCCAGATTCTTGGTAAAGGCTGCAAACCTACCTGCATCCAACATTAACGTTATTGACGTTCCCTTCAGAGGAAGAAATCTCAAGATTGCTGGTGACAGAACATTCGATGTCTGGACCATCACCGTAATCAATGATACTTCTTTCGATATCAGAAACGCTTTCGAAGAGTGGATGAACGGCATCAACAAGCATGACAATGCTACTGGTGTTATCAACCCCGCTCAGTATCAGAAGGATGCGTTAGTTTATCAGTTGGGTAGAAACACTCAACAGAGCACTTCTGGATTCCCAAGCAACATCAAGTCGGGTCTTCCTTCTGGTGGTGCTACTTATCCAGTTCTCAAGAAGTATGTCTTCCACGGCGTCTTCCCAACGAACGTAAGTGCTATCGAACTTTCGTATGATTCTTCCGATACTATCGAAGAATTCACCGTTGATCTACAAGTTCAGTGGTGGGATGCATACGATGCAAACAATGATAATCTCTTCAGCACTGAAGAGCAGCCAATTGATACCCCAGATTCCCAGGGAAGTTGATAGATAAATAACTGGGTAAAGCCCCAGTTCTTTTGATAGATGGCTAAATTATTTGGTTTTAAGATTAAGGAAGACGACTCCCAGTCAAAGGGGGTCGTCTCTCCTGTACCTAGGTCCGACGAGGATTCGTCGGATTATTATGTATCTAGTGGTTTTTATGGGCAGTACGTAGACATCGATGGTGTCTACAAATCAGAGGCTGATTTAATTAAAAGATATCGCGAAATGGCACTACATCCTGAGGTGGATGGAGCCATTGAAGATATTATAAACGAAGCAATCGTTTCCGATCAGAACGATTCACCTGTACAGATTGATCTGTCAAATCTTCCTGCTTCGGAAAAACTCAAGTCACTTATCAGAGAAGAGTTCAAACATGTAAAAGAACTCTTGGATTTTGATAAGAAGTGTCATGAGATTCTAAGGAACTGGTATGTCGATGGCCGCGTTTTCTATCATAAGGTTATTGATATCCAAAAACCAGAAGATGGCATTAAAGAAGTAAGATATATTGATCCTCTTAAGATCAAGTATGTAAGAAAAATCAAAGAAGATAAGAACTTACAATCTACAATTAGTAGAATACAAAGAGGATCGGAACCACAGAATATTCTTAATCCAGAAATTGAAGAGTATTTTCTCTACGATCCTGGTGCTACCCAAAACAAAAATAATCTAGGAGCGATTGGGCAACCTCCTGGCAATGGTATGCAAAAGGTAAAGATTGCACCAGACGCAATCACCTTCTGCCATTCTGGACTGGTAGATAGAAACAAGCAAACCATTCTATCATACTTACACAAGTCTATTAAGGCACTCAATCAGCTTCGTATGATTGAAGATAGTCTAGTCATCTATAGATTATCTCGTGCTCCTGAAAGAAGAATTTTCTACATTGATGTTGGTAATCTGCCAAAGATCAAAGCGGAACAATACCTTCGTGATGTTATGAACCGTTATCGCAATAAACTGGTTTATAACGCAGCGACTGGTGAGATCAAAGATGATCGCAAGCATAT